TTGGTTACATTTCCCGTCGCTGCAGCTACAGGATTACTAACATTATTTGTTTCATCTTCAGCTCTTACTGGTCCTACTGAGAGAAGACCGATAAGGAGACCGTAGTAGCAGTAACGTCGATTTCTCTGTCGATTACTTCTACGGATAGAACTTGACTGGCTGCTCTTTCTACTATCTCTAGAGAGAAAGGATCTCCAGCTGTGTGTAAAGTGTAGACCGAATCTGTGTCTACTAAGCCTCCTGATGAGGCTGATGTATGAGTGATGTTTTCCCCACTCCATTTGTTTAATGCAGACCCATAAGTGGTTGTGGTTATCACCTCCTCTATATCTTGGGTCGTTGTCGTTGTACTGTTCATCGAACCCTGGGTGAAATTTGGGGTTACTAATTCTGCTCTCGCTACCGTGGGTGATGCCAGTAGGAAGAGTAAAAACCATTTGTTCATTCTTCCTGTTTCTTTGCCATAGGGCAGTTTACTGTATTTTTGTCTTTATTATTACCAGTAGATAATCCGAAAGTTGCTAAAGCTCCTGTAAAAACTGAAGCCACAAATGTAATATCACTATTACCTGCTTTCTTAATCATAGGTAATTCTACGTAGTTCATCGTAATGATAAACCCGCTCCAAACCACAACTCCAAGACGTACAAATGTACCAAGAATTTGAATTTGGTGTTCTTGATCCTCTGCGGCATCTTTCAGCTTTCCGAGGAGTCCTTTTTGTTTCTCTTTTCCTTCCATTTGTTAACTTTAGCTTGTAGTTGTTTTTGAACTTTCTTTTTAATTGGTTCAAATAAAGTTTGAGTAACAGAAGTAGTAGCTACTGCTACCACCGCTGTTGTTACAGCAGTAACCACCACAGCAGTTTCAGGTATTGGCATTTGTATATCCAATACAGGAATCTTTAACTTAGGTGGTTCAGGCTGCTCTGATGCTTCTGCCTTTACGTCCTCAGGTGCCTCCAAATCGCTCGGAGGTATAACCATGGGTTGATATGATGGAAACCTAGCTGTAGGTGGTTTAAACTCGATTTCCATCGTAGGTAGAGGTTTAGGAAGATTCGCTGTCGGTAGCTTGATCTTCATTCAACTCATTTAAAGCTTTTAATGCACCTTGTAATTCAATAGCTTTACTTTTTAATTCGCTTATCTTTTCTGCAAGGTTGTTATGTTCTTTAACAACTGCTTCTAGTTCAGCTGTTGTTGTTTTAATTTTTTCTGCAATGTGGTGGGTCATAATGTAATTGTTTGTGTTTATGTCCAAGGAATAAATTGTTGTAACCCGTATTGGACAGCTACGAGTTTTGTTTCACTACCAGTAAAGGTAATGGCTTCTTGAGCTATACCTATAATCATAGAAGGGTTAGCGGTAGCTTTTTGTCCTATACCTGCTGTTGCAGAAGAACAAATACCATCACCTACCTCGATGTTTCCACCAGCATTATTAACAAGGATATGACCGTCACCTAAGACATACACATCATGTTCATTTGTTTGCCCCTCTGGTCCACCATTCATGGAACCAGCATAAGCACCTAATACTTTTCTAGAATTAGCTGATTGGGTTTTTTGTACTTTATATCTAATGCCTCTTTCAGTATCAGATCCATCATTTTTATTTTTTGAATATTGAATACTAATAGTTTCTAATAATGTTCCATAAGGATAAGCCATCGAATTATCTGATGGATTATCAGCATCTGGAATAATACAAGGGTGAGCTGCTGTAAAAGCAACAAGACTTAAAGTACCACCAGTAAATGTTAAATACCCTTGAGTAGTTCCATCTCCATCTGCAACACCTAAAGCATAGTTAGTACCAGAAGCTGCATCGCCTCCACATTGAATTAATATGCCATATCTGTTAGAACTGTCACCATCATTCATTGCCCAGAGGGCATAATCACCACCTTTATTAGCAGAAACCTTTGTTTCTCCCAAAGATCCTATGCCTATTCTTTCTACCCCATCATAGATCATAAATCTATCGGAATCGTTTCCAATACCTTGTCCTACATACCAACTGCCTTGAGTAGTAGTAAACTGTATTGCTGCGTTTCTAGACCTATTATTTTCAATTTTTAGATAACAACTGCCATCTGTTGCCGCGTTATACAAATTTAGGTTACGATCTGGCGATGTTGTACCTATACCTATGTTCCCACCATAAGGATTTAAAAGTAGATCATAAGAAGCAGTTGCTCCATCAGTTCCTAGGTTACCTACTTGTATATAAGGCACAGCCGTTTCGTCTATACCTCCTATATACAATGATTTAGAACTGTCAGTTGAAGTTCTAATTCTGAAAGCTGCTTTTGATGCTGAAGTAAGTAAGTTAGTTGTACCTGACTGATACGCATGATTATTTCTTATCTGAACTAAACCACCATTTGCAGAAGGAGAAGCATTTATACCTACGTTTCCACCTGAAGTGATACGGAGTCTTTCTGATGCACTTGATGCATCGTCTGCAGTAGTATAAAACTCCATTCTGGTTGGTTTATCGTCATTACCATGTGTTCCATCTGCATTAACTATAATCGATGCGGTATTAACAAAAGTTCCATTAGCGTCATTACCGTAGAACTCTAAACCGCCAATAGTATTTCCATCACTAATACTTGTATCATTTCTACCAATAGCAATTTTTGGACCATCTACGCTATGCACTTGAAGAGGGCGTTCGTTGCTACTTGAAAGAGTGGTTCCGCCTAATAATAATTTAGTTCCATCAAAAGTTAAGTTTGCTTCACCTTGAATAGCATTCGCTCCTGTAACCGTTGTAATTGTGTTGTTGGTTGAACCAGACAAGACGGCTGGAGTAGATGCTAATTTACTTAATGCGATCGCTGCATCAGATTTAATATCAGCGTTAACGATGGAGTCATCTTTAACTCCATCGCTGTTTATTGTTGTTAATGCCATAGTTATTTAGCCTCCAATGCGGCGACTTTTGTTTTCAATGTTTCTACCTCTGCGGATAATTCTTGTATTGCTTTGATTAACGGTGATATAAATTCTCCATAACGAAGACCATAAGTTGTATAGGCAGCAGTCTTAAGATCACCTACTGTCTTGCCTTCAGGTATCTCATCTTCTCCTGTATATAACTCATCTGGAATGTCTTCTTTAATGAACCCAGCAAAACCAGAAGTAGGTTTACTTATATCAGATAAAACAGTTTCTATATCCTGTGCAATTAATCCATAATGAGTTCTAGTTTTATTATTGAATTTATAAGATACAGGTTTTAATTTATTTACAAAAGCTAACCCTAAATCAGAATCGACAATAGTATTCTTTTTGTTCCTATCAGATGTTTGAATTGTACCGTTGGTTGCATATATATTATCCCATTTAGCACCATTGATACCTATATGATAAGTATCGTCAAGATGAGGTCTGATGTGACCGTAACTCATAGATCCATCTCCATAAGTTCTAAATTTAACGTCGTTGTCGTGATATAGAGCTGTATAACTACCACCTACACATAGTAAACTATTTTCCCAAGCACCATCTGCATAGTTTTGTATATATAAGGACCCGCCAGAACTTGAAAATCTCATTTTATCCGCATTATCATCGCCTTCGTCAGCAGACAAATTAATTATTCCAGCCCCGCCTTCTGGTCCCTGAACTATGATTCCATTGCTATAAGTCTCAAGCTTTCTATCCCCATTATGGTACAAAGCAGTCATTCCATCAGCTTCACACCAAACAGAGTATTTATCGTTAGTTAATATCTCTACGTTATTAGCATCTGTAGTTCTTAAATCTAATGGACCATTAGCAGCCCATACCCTATTTTCTGTCCCATTATGGTAGATCTGTAAATCTGCCGCAGTCCCTAGCTTTATTATTCCTGCGTCATTATCTATAATAATATGTTCATCACAATAAATACTGTCATTAGCACGTAGACCGAAAGATGCAGTCTCAAGCTTTTTAATGTCGTTGTGATAAAGTTCTACGGCTCCACCTGGGACAATAGAAATTCCATCTGTATTACCATTTGGACGGAATTTTAAAGTCTGATTAAAGTTAATTTTATTATTTGAGTTTGCATTATCATGGAATATTTCTATATCATTATCAGTACCAATCTGTATCTTTACATTATCTGCAAGTTGAAGAGCTGCATCTAATACTTCTATATGTTCAGCACCAACTGCATCATCTGCAATCAAAGCACCTGTTATTTGGTCAGCTGCTATGTGTGCAGTATCTATACTACCATCTGTATAGTGTTCTGAATTAATCGCATCATCTGCAATCTTTGCTCCAGTAACTTGATCAGCTCCTAATTTATCTGTAGTAACTGCACCATTCTGTATCTTAGCTGTACTTACTGTATTATCACTTGGAGTACCAATTGAAACTGTATCTCCTAAGACAACTACAAAGTATGTAGAACCTGTAGCAGGTGCATTAGATAACTTAAGTGTATTACCACTAATAGCGAAACCTTCAGCAGGTGTACTTGTACCAGCATTAGGTTTCTGTATAACACCATTTATACTGACTATAGTTGACTGAGCATCTGTAGCTGCAGTAGACATAGTAAAGTCTGTAAGACTTCCATTAAATGATTCAGATAGTGTTACAATATGTGATGAAGAAGATTGAGCTACATCATCCCATGCAGAAGTGCTAGCATTATAGACCTTCATCTTCTTAGATGTTGTATCGAAATACAAGTCACCATCATCATTGTTAGATGAAGGTGCAGAAGAAGCTATTCTATATCTAGCATTAAAGTCATTTATATCATCACTAAGATTCTTAATATCATCTTCTTTACCAAGTAGTTTATGGTAGGTATAAGTATTACTTGATCCAGTAGAGCTTACTAATAAGCCCATGTTATCTGTTAACGTAGTACTATGTAGAGTCGAAGGGAATCCATTAATAGTTACGTTATCTGATCCATTACCAGAGGTTCTAGCAGTTGTAGAGACACCACTACCATCAACAACAATACCACCAGCATCTGCAATACTTATTACAACACCAGAGGATGGTTGAGTTGGAAAGCTATCTTCATTTGCTATTACTTCAAGACCACCTAAAGGTGCTATCTGAGCAGCAACATAATCAACAACAGCTCCACTTGTAGGGTAGGAGGCATCAGTATCTGATATAGTAGTTTGTACAGTTTTACCGTCACATACCGCATTAATTTCGGCATTTGTCGCAGTAAGAGCAGTACCACTTGCCAGAATAGATGCAGTAGCTGACTGCATACCAGCAAGCGTTGTGAGTTCAGCATCAGCAAGTTCCGAGGTTGTAACAGCATTTGCAGCTATCTTAGCAGAAGTAACAGCGTCATCTGCTATAGCTGCAGTATCAACAGCATTATCTGCAAGTTCTGAAGAACCCACAGCATTAGCTACTATACTATCAGCATTAACTGCATCTGTTGCTATCTTAGCATTAGTAATTTGATCGTCAGCTATATGTGCAGTATCGATAGATCCATCAACATAATGCTCTGAATTAATTTGATCATCTGCTATCTTAGCTCCAGTTATAGCATCAGCATTGATTTTTACAGTAGTTACTGCATTAGAAGCTAAAGCTGTAGCATCTACAGACCCAGTTGCATAATGTTCAGCATCTATAGAATCGGCTGCAAGATGTTCTGAATCAATAGAATCATCTGCTATCTTAGCTCCAGTAACAGCGTCAGCTGCTATCTTAGCAGTGGTGACTTGTAAATCCCCTATATGAGAAGTATCAATAGATCCATCTACTAATTCAGATGAATCAACAGAGTTTGCTGCTAATATAGTTGAGTTAACAGTTCCGGTATCACCAGTTGTTATTACTGTACCTGAAACATTAGGAAAATTAATAGTCCTATCAGCTGTAGGATCTACGACTCCAATACTAGTTTCAAAGGCATCTGCTGTTGCACCTTCAAATACAAGTTGGTTTTCACCCATTTGAAGGTTACCAATCATGGTGTCATCACCAAGAGTGGTCATAGCATAGTTATCAATCTCTTGAGCTGTGTATAGGATTTGATCGAAGTCATCATTCAAATCCTCAGCTTTAATAGCAGAACCTGGGTAGAAGGTTGCTTTTTTATTGTCGTTCCCAGTATCCCTATAAATCAATACCTTGACATTATTGCCAGGTGCTGAGTTCATTTGAACAGTTGTAGCTGTTGGGAAAGTATATGTGGTTGTAGCTTGAGTTACTCCGTCTAGTTTTACCTTGACGTCAGTAGTCTGTAAATATGGAAATGTAAATGAATAGGTTGTTGCTGACCCATTCCCTGTATATTCATTTTGTGTAACAGCCATTTATTTGTGTTATAAGTTTACTTTGGGATGGATAACATTTGTTCAATTTGTCTATCTAATTCAGTTACGTTTTGAAGTTGACCTTGTTGTCTATATTTATCTTGTAGTTTACCTAGTCTATGTGCTTCTGATAAGCGTTTAGCTTCACCACCTAAGTTAGGATCTTCTAATAACATTTCCCAAGCTCTACGTTTTGCTTCTCTAAATATAGGCATAATAACTCTACCATGTTCTGTATAATTAGCTTCGAAATCTTTTTCAGGATGACGTTCTAATTCTATAATAGAAGCTCTCATTAAAGGATCTCTAAGTACTTCAGTTAATTGTTGTTCTATCTGTTGTTGACCTAAATAGAATTGGTATTTAGATTTTAAATTAGGTCTACTTTCTAAACTCACACCACCTGTACCAGTGTTAAATGTTTGTTTTAAGTTTAGACCACTTCTCATTAACCATTCTCTAGTTTCATTTGTAGCACCTATATTTAGATTTAAAGGTAATACAGCATTAACTAGTCTAGTCATTGGATCCCAATCTTTTAAAATCTCACCATTTAAAATATCATATCTATATGGTAATGTAGTACCGTTTACACCTAAATCAGCCCATAAGTTTCTATTACCTATACTTTGCCAGAATCCAGACTCTAATTCCCTCATACCAGGAGAAAATACTTTACCTATTTCATTCCTTAAACCACCTAATGGGAATTGGTTATTTACAAAGTTAGCTGCTACTCTAGAAGCATCACCACCTTGAGAAGTTAATAAGTCTTGTAGTTGTAATAAACCTGATAAGAAAGACTTATTGGTAACATTAGCACTCATTAGATATGCAAGTTTACCAAATTCATTACCAGCCCAATCATCTCCCATTACTTTCTGAGAATCTACAATATCAGCTGTAAAACTTAAGAACATATTAAATGGTTCTAATGCTTCATAACTGACATAAGAATCACCAATCTTAATTGATCTAGGTTGCCACTTACCTGCTTGCTGCCAAGAGTCTCTTAATTGCCTATCAGGAGGTCCATTACCAGTTAAGTTACCATTCAGTGCCATCATAGCAGCTGTAGATGTTACACCATATCCAATGGCCCATCTACCTCTCATAGTAGCTTTAGCAATTTCTAAATCTTCAGGAGTTTTAATACCATACTTAAGTAATTCAGGATCATCAAAACTCTTAGTCATAATATCAGAGTGCTCTTTTATGACTAAATTTAAACCAGGAGTATACTTAGAAGTCATTTCTAAAGCATTCACACCTGTTCTAGCAAACAAGAAGAATGGTCTAAGGAATGGCATACGTTCAAATGCTGTATCTAAATCTTTAGCAAAACCAGATAACTCTTTAGTTAACTTAGCTTCATCTGCTGCGAATTTAGCCATTTCATCTGTTACTTGACCATCAGCTGAGAATACTCTGCCTTCAAAATCTGTTTCAACAGCCTTTACCATCTCACCTATATTATCTACAGACTGCCCTTCATTACGTCTAAGGTTATAAACATGGTCAAAGGCTAGTTGACGTTGCCTACCTCTTCCTATCATCTGTGTAAAGAATACGTCCATAGATTTCATAACTCTAGGACCATAGTTTAGGAATGGTAATTGATTCATATACCTTAAACTACTAGCTACTTGAGCCATAGCTTTCTCACCAGATGTACCATACTGGTCAAAGTATGACATCATGGAATTGAATTCGGCATCTCTAGCATTAGTAGTATATCCTCTGAACCCTTCTTCTGATGATAAATAAGAGTTCCAATCAGCAGATGCTTTTTGCCATGCTTCTCGTGAAGAATCTATCATACCACTCACGGATGCCATAGCACCTCTAAATGTTTGACCATTTGTATCACCCACAGCTCCTATCATAGTAGCTACAGGACGCATAGCAGTACCTAATCCAGTACCCATTAAAGCTCTTACTGCTGTTTTAGGTCCAGATAATATAGAGTTTATACCCATTGTCATGGCTTCGTTGACAATAGCACCTCTTTGGAATTGATCTTTACTCTTATATCCTTTTAATTTACGAGTAAAGAAGGTTTGTAAATCACTCCAAGTTTGTTTATTACCATTACCAGTAGCTGTAAAATGTAAGAATGTTTCTAACATATCATCATCTAAGTCACCTTGAAGTAATTGTTTAAATGTTTGTACTTCATTAGCTGCAGAATCAGAAGCTCTAGCAATAATATCTGCTTTACTTAATGACTCACTTCCAAAACCCTTGAATCTAGTTGAGAATGCTAAACTGGTTTCCTTTCTTAACCTAGCTATATTACTATATCTAGTCATGATACCATCTAAGAATGATCCAGGGCTTGTAGCACTGATCTCTCCAGCCACACTTAATGCAGATTTAGCTAAATCTCTAGCTTCATATAGGAATTGACCTAGCATAAGGTCTATAGTTTGTACCTGACTAGAACTTAATACAGGTAAAACTTCTCCATCAAATTCTAATTTCTCCCTGGGATCACCTATTTTTTTCAATAAGTCTTCCTCTGGGACATCACTAAGTAATCTTTTATGACCTGATTCACTTAAGAATTGTTGGAGTTCATTCCATCTTTGAGCTACATCTTGTTTAACAGCCTTTCCACCTTTAGTCATTAATTCAACATAAGATGGTCTAGCAACTAAAGCCTTTTCAACTCTATCTATTTCATTTAAAGTTGTACCAGGATTAGCATAGTTTAATAAACGTTGTTGTGATTCACTGACTTGACCTCTAGGAGCACCATATTTCTGAGAGAAATTACCTTTAATTTCAATCATATCTCTTACCCCTTCTACAGGATTAGAGTCGATTGATAGTGCTTGGTTATCTGTAAACCCACCAGTTTTATAATATGCAGGATTAGGTCTAGCTTTACCTTGAGTTAGATCTGATTCTAACTGTTCCATAGCTAGATCTAAGTTCGCATCCTTTTGACGTGCATCACGTGCAGTCATATCACGAACATCACCCCAATCAATATTATTCTTCTCTGCATAAATATTCATAAAACCTTTACGTTGGTCATCACTTAAGATTTCCCAGGCTTTATTAGATTTACGCCATTGAGCTATACTGATATTCTCAGCGGGTACGTTATTCTTAGCTGCTTCTTTAGTTAATTTAGTCTTATATTTTCTAAAGGCAGATCTTTCATAAGCCTTTTTAGCACCATCTTCTACAACTTTACCTTTAAGCATGTAGTCAAATTCACTACTATCTTCTAAGGCTTTAGTTAATGGATCTGGTTTTATAATCTTTCTTGCTTGTTTTTTAGCTTGAATTGAATTAGCACGTACACCCCAACCTGCAGCTTCAAAGGTAAGATCTAGGACAGCACCTAAACCTAAACCTTCTACAATGTTATACATTGATCTGGTAGCAGGTGACATAGTTTCATTGGTAGCTAGGAATTCTAGATTACCACTCCATTCAGGTTTAATATCTATAAGACTTCTAACTAAGTTAGACTCTTGAGACTGGTTACTGATGACGTCATAAGTCGCACCTTGTGCTGCACCTAAAGCTACACGGCCTAATTTAGTAGCCCTTGCTGCAGCTGCAAGACCTTTTAAACCTTTTAGACCCCATACAACCTTACCTGTACCTACCATACCTCCTGCAAACTCTACACCTCCACGTACAAAGTTACCCCATTTGGTATGTGTTATAGGTTTCTTTTTGATAAGCCATGGTGCATCGTATTTCCAAGGAGCAGTTGGATCTGATTTTTGATAGAATCTTTTATCTAATAATTTAGGTAGAGAAGCGACACTGTTATATAAATCAACACCACCTCCAACTACTGCATTACCGAATTCCTTAACGTTATCTCCTAAGTTATATTCACTAGGATCTTTAGGAGCCTCAGCCTTAGCGATTCTATCATCTACTGTTTTTTGTTTTAATTGTTCACGTTCTTGACGTGCCTTTTCTCTATCTTCTAGAAATTCAGTGGTATCATCAATTGGTTCTAGTGATGTCATTGAATCCATTTATTTAGCCTCTAATACGTTTACAAATTGTGTTAGAACCCCTTTATCAAAATAGTTAATATCCATATCATAATTAACTAATTCGTTACCAAGAGCTTCCATTATTTCTTGTTCAGGCGGTGTTATCACATACTGCCATATGTCTTTAAGAGATTTTTTTAATTGTTCTTTACGTTTGTTAGAGATAGCTACGTTTTTTTTAAGATCTTCATCGAATTGTTTCGATTGCTCTTCTAAACGATTTTTATAAGCTGTATACACTTTTTGTGCTTTTAACTGTGTTGCTTGGTATGTTTTCTCTTTAAAACCACTGGGATCTGTAACTCTATCATGTTCTTTCTGGAGAAATTTAGTTCCTTTAACAAGCGAATCTAAAGAGTCTTTTACTGTGTTTAAATCTTGTTCCCATTCACGTTTAATATCACCTCGTAAAGAAGGTCTGTAGAATGGAGAGTTTGTATACATTTCTCTTGCAAATCGATCTCCAAGAAAAGGTCTATCACTAAATGAACTTTCTAAATAAAATTTATTACTTTCATTAGCTTGTTTATCTGTAAATATTTTTTCATGTGTTTCAGCATCAATAACGTTATCTAAATTAATTGTACCTTCTTTTATTGAATGCATTAAATCATCGTTGGTAACACTTAAACTAGTTTCAAAATTAGGAAACTGCATTACCTCTCTGATAGTTGTTTCATATAATGGTTTACCCAAAGAGTCAGTTGCTAAAGTCCAACCGTCTCCTGTATTTATAGCATCCCATCGTTGTTCAGACTTAAAATATTTATAGCCTACTTCTGGGTTCATTCGTGATTCTGCTACTATTTGTTTAAAATCTTTTTTAGGTAATTCAAACTTCTTAGATAAATCGTTCATCACTACTTGATCAGCAACTCCTGCAGATGGAGTACCACTATTTAATATTCGTTGAGATTTTATATCAGGTTCTGCTGCTTGAATAAACCCATAATAACCAGGTAAAATCATATTACCCTTGTCATCTGTTAACCCCTCTTCACGAGCATGATTATGTATAATAGTTGCTTGTAGTTGAGGTATAGAAAGATGTGGATATGCTCTCTTTAATGCATGTAGAGCTGTAGGTACACGGTCACCATATTTAACACTTCTAACAGTTTGATTTACTAATGTGTCAGATAAACTACCATCTTGCCATAAAAGATTTCTTTCATCTATAAACTTTGCAGTTAATTCAGAATTTTCTTTATGAGTTTCAAGTGTAGTAGAAGGCCAACTATAACCTCTTCCATTATGTTCAATTATAGTATCACCGTCTTTTTTTAATGCATAAATATTTAGACCGTCATCGAATAATTCTCTCTCTTTTCCTACAACTTCTGCTAATGCTTCTGGACCTGTTAACACATTATCATCTTTTGATGTTAGTTCTCTAACCTTACTGAATATACGTCTTTCTGATTCTTGTCTTACAGCAAGAGAACCAGCATTAGGTATATAATCTTTTGGTTTACCTATTACTAAAGATTTATTATTCCCATTATCTTCGACTTCTTGAAGAAATCCATTTACTAAATCTTGACTACGAGGATCACGATGAATCTGCTCTAATGCTCCTAGCATTTTTTTCTGAGCCGTAGTAGTTGGAACTCTTAACTCAGCTGCTCTCCCGACACTTACACCGCGTATCTTAGTATTAACTAGTTCAGTTGCATATGCAGGAGGATTATGGCCCCAATGATGAGCCCTTAGTGCTGGAGCAAACCATTTACGTTTTTCCGCTTCGGTTACAAAACCCATCTCTTGACTGATCTGTGAAATCCGACCATGAAACCACGTGTCGTCAGGATCAAGACCTTGATCGTTTTTTGCTAGAATTTCCTGTCTTAAGTTTACTCCAGCTTGTAAACCCCTTTGCTCCCTTATAGCCTCATTTCTACCAATAGTCCTAGCTAGATTCTTTTGTGCGTTTCTAAATTTCTCCTTAAAAGCCCCACTAAATGTTTGTTTACCACCATGCACTGCCATATCACCTAAAGCGTCTAATTCTCTCTGACCGAACACCATTTCCCCACCGTTACCAGGGAGAACAATTTTACCATCAAGTGAAGCATCCTCTAGAATACTCGATAAAAATTTCATATTCTGTTTAGTATCACCATTTAGTATGAGTTTCTCCAACCCACTAGTCAATGGCTCTCCAGTATTAGGATGTTTACCAAAATCTTTTGGTTTTAATACATCTCCTAGTTCTTGTTTTAAAGTATTTATGAACTTATCTGTAAACTCTTCTTTAGCTTTAAATTCTAGTCCAGCTTGGAAAACTTCATCAATCTCGGATCTATCTAAAGTTAGATGATCCATAACCATATTTCTACCATTTACTGCTATGAACTGTCTGGTATATTGACTACCTAATAATTCAAAAGCTTGGTTTTTTACATGGGAATTGTAAGTACGTAAATTATTTCTATCCTGTTGATTAAACTTTGGATCTGCTGTTTGAAGACGTTTTTGTGACTCTTTGATTTTAGCTAATGTGGTTTTATCCAGTTTTTTATCAACAGCACCTTCTATCCCTTTAAGCCAAAGAGGATTTTTAACTCTTTCTGATAATGAATTACTCTGCCTAATAAGTGCTCTATAACCCTTCAGACCTTCAAAAGCTTCTCTTGTTTCTAAAGGTACACTTCTACCATCTTCAGGATTATTAAGGCTTTGCCACCATGCATTTTGTTCAACCTGACCTAGATGAGAAATTTTACTAAACCACTCATCTTCTTCTGCTTGTGATAAAAATCCTAATTGAGCAGATTTACCTGTAACCCATTTAGCAGCAGATTGTCTTCTTAATTGATCTACTTGTCCCAAAGCTTTTGTAGCTTTTGGAATTAAATCCATTAATTCTTGATGCTGTTTCTGCTCAAAAGTTAATCGTGCTTTCTTAGCATCATGAGATAAGACTTTAGTTTTATAATCACGTAAGTTAGCTTCTTCAATTATCCTTACATTTTCTCTAGCTTGACGAACGTTATTACTTAATAGACTTTCTTGTAAATTTGATTGTAGTCTTCGTGTACGAGATACTTCATTACTTTGACTACGTAATTCATCTTTTACCGTCTGCATTCCTTGCAGAGTTATTTTTGTTTGTTGTTGGATGGCGGTTGATTCAGGAATTTTTGTACCTTGAAACCCTCGTCTTTTTCTACCGCCACCACCTGCTTGATAAATTTTAGCCATAATTAAAAATCAAAAAAAGCATCTAATACCATATAACCACCTATAACCCACGGAGCTGCTGTAGCAAAAGCTCCTGCAGCCCCTGTCCAAGCACCAGCTGTTGCAGTACCATAAGCTCCTAAGGATTGGAAACCAGCTGCCATTCCTAAACCAGTAGCAACACCTCCTGCAACACCCATAGCGGTGCCCATTCCACCTGCTGAGGTGTCAATCATAGAACCTTCTACTGGATCTATAGGGGCTGTTGGTTCTAATGGTGTCACATGATTTGGTACAGGAAGTGGATCAGGTTGATAGTTTTCTAAACTAAGTTTATCCCTCCATGTTTCTCCTGTCTCTGGATCAGCTATAGCATTAGGATCTAACATAGACATAGCCATAGCTTTTGCATCTGCTCTATCTTTATCTAATACTAATCCTTCTTGATTACGCATACTAGCTTCTACAGCTTGTTCTAAACTTGTACCTAATTGATCTTGAGATAAAGCAAAATTCTTTTCTATGTTAGAAATATCCCAATCATTTTTATTTAAAGCTATTCCTGCTTCACCTTGAGCATGTTCAAAAGTAGCTTCAAGACGGTCAAGATCAACAGTTGAACTTAAAATAAGGTTATCAATTTCTTTTTGAATACTGTTAACGTCAAGCTCGTCTCGTTGTTGTCCTATAGCTAATGTGCTATCAGCCTTAGCTATTGCCCTCTTAGCTGAACTTATTGCACTCATATTATCTTCATTTATTTTCATTGAAGCTAAATGGGATTTATGTACGTTATTGATCTGTTGCTTTCTACTCATAGCTATTTCAGCTTTAGCAGCAGCTTCCCCTCTTACCATAGAGTTGGCTACATAAGTATTATGCCTACCTATTTCAGCCATAATTGCTTGCTGTGCTTTACCTTTAGACCTTCCAGCTTGAGTTAAAGAAGCTTGACCTTGCGCTTTTAATGATTGGATAACACGTTCTTGATTCTCATGTGCAGCTTTTGCTCTTACACCGTCTTGATGCCGTTTTATTTTCATTTCTTGAGCATCAGTTCTTTGTTCACCTATATTCCTTTCAACAGCTAAAGAAGCTAATTTATAGGTATTTGCAATTTGAGAGTCTTGTAATTGTCCAACTACTTGACCTTGTGCAAAAGCATGATCAGCTTTTTTACCAATATTACCTAGCTTTGTTTTAGCTACTTGAGTATCAAGTTGTCCTGTTTTATGAGATGCAGCAGTAGCAATTTTATCACCTTGATATTCTATATCAGATTCTGTTTTTTTAAGACCATGTTTTAATGCGATCTCTTCAAAACCTTTAGCACCTACTGATTGATAAAATTCATTATTTAATTCTAAATTAGTATAAGCACCTTCAATTAATTGTTCTTGTAATAACGATGCTTCTTCTTCCGCTGCAAAATTATACTCTGCATCATTTAAAGCTAACTGTTCTGTTACAATATCTTGATTCTTTTTATAAGCAGCGTCTTGTTGACTCCATTGGAACTGTTGTTGATCAACACCTAATTCCCATTGCTCTTGTTGAATCCCTTCTTGATATTGTCTTCCTGCAATTTCGTTATCAACTTGGGCTTGCCAAGATTTCATTTGATTATCAAATGCATCCCAACTAACACCAGCTTTTTTCTTTACACCTGTTGCTTCATCAGTAACCCATTGTTGTTCGAATTCCTGAGGTTCTAGTATTTTACCATTCTCATCTCGCTTAATTTTCATCCCCCATAACTGTTCATGGGATTTTAGATCATGATCAAATTTAAGTTTTATTTGTTCATTTTGATGCTCAAGCATCGACTCACTACCACCACCACTACTCATAATTTATTCTCCTAAGTTTTTTTTAAATAATTGACGAATTTTCATAGAAACATACTTCATTTTTTCTGGACCTTGGGTGAGTAAGGCAACTAGAGGTACAATTTCATGATGTGTGTCCCTCCAAACGTGAGCATAGATTTTAGATGTATCATCTGCTTTATCCCATAAATTAGCAGCCATCCATGCATTATACATAGACACATGTTGAGAAGTTAAAGTATCTCTATGTTTCATAAAGAAAGGATTATAATGCATTTCTACCACTAGAAATTCTATTGCCGACATAACAGAACTTGTTGTAACAGTTTGATCGTTATCATATATGTCATCTACAGTTCTAGATATACACATAAGTTTCCACAAATATTCATAAGCAAATTTGTTTTTTCCAGCAGCTTCTTTTATAATCTCTTTGGTTCTTTCTGTGAAAATCTCACGTTCTTGTTGGGTAGTCATTAAGCTCTTTGATAAAATCTTGGTGAATAATACCCTTCCCACATCATAGAATTTAAGGACACTGGAAAAGGAGAGTCACTATAAGCTTTTAAAGTAAAGTTTGTATTCTTTTGGTGGATAGGGATGTTAGCTACGGATACTGACTCTATTAGAGGTACGTCGTTAGCTAAATAAAAGTTTGCATCAGGTACAGGACTTACATCAGTATAGTCTTCCGTACCTTTTCGATTAAGTTTAAAACCTAATACTCCAGATAAACCAGTAGAGATTTTAACTCTAGCTATGGTTAAAGATGCAGTATAATCTGCTCTGGTACCACTAGGATCATTACTAAAAAATATTGTTGGTAAAGTTACATCATAAGTATATTTAAAACCTACGATTACTTTACTTGCTACACTAGTTAAGTCTTTAAAAGGAACTTTAAAATAAGATCCCCCACCATCTGAATGTACAGTAGGTGTAATCGTAAAACCAGATTCAACAAAGGTAGCATTCGTTAAATCAGATGTGGTACTACCAATAACAAGTACAGGAGTTAAACCTGATACATTATTAAATGGTATATAACATTTAGAAAAAGGATTAAGTGGATCAGTTGTGTTATCAAAAGCTACAGAACTAGCAGTAGCATATAAATCCATACAAGGATTCATTTTCTGACCAGCAGAGTTAACCAATATAGATTCCTCTGGAGTCTGGTTAAGACTAGCACTGATTAAAGTATATTGACCGCCTTGCATAGTAACAGCGTATAGCACGTCAGAATCAACTGCTATTGTTTGTACTAATCCAGGTAGTTTCCACTTAAACCATGACTGCATCAAATCTTTTTGACCATCACTGTATGTTCTATAGAAATATACATCATCTATAGAAGCTCCCCACATAGCTAAGAAAGAGTTTTGTGGACTAGCTAGTAAATCTGTAATTGTATCAGGTATATATTCAGATACTATCCTTCCTATATCTAATACATTAGGATTCATTTCTTGACCCCTGGTCCTCATATTAAAGATACGAGTATAACCTGGTGTCTTACTTAAGAATACAATATCAGTTCCATTATCAACTGGATCGATATCAATATCCATTTCATAGTTTGATATACCACGTATGATTGTTGTATTAGGAGTGAATATACCATTAGGTGCATACATCAAGAACTGTTGATTCTTACTGAACAGGATTAGCCCCTGTGCGGTCGGTAGAACGCCTGTAAGTAAAGTTGGCCTAATACTCGAACAACTTAAATCAACAGGGTCAGAGACGATCTGAGTCATCGCTGAGGCGTGATAGAAGTTAAAGAACTCCCCAGACTGACTTAATGAAACATTATCACCTGTTAAGAACCCTAATCTATTACTTGCAAAGAATGCTTGTTGTATCTTTTTACCTACAAAACTAGGATGAGAGTTAGTTGTATCATCTCCTACTAGTCTATTAGTCCAAGTAGCTGGTCTAAATGTAAAGGCATTAGTCCCTGTATTGACTAATTCATGAGGCATAGTCGCAGCTGTAAGGCCAGGAGATGCATCAGGTGCTATATATTCTTCCCAATAACCTTCACCTGACGTAGCATCATCAGCTATAAAACGTGAATAATATGCATCATCAGAAGTATCTGTATTGATAATCTTAACTACTCTATGATGTTTAGATCTAGCAGGTAGCTTTGAAACAACTGAAACTTGGTTTTGATATGTATCTAATCGTTCAGCATCTGGACCACCTTTACCTGTTATAGTGAAAGTAGCATTACCTTCAAACTCTAGACTAGTATCTAGTTGAGTTACAGTTATACCTGATATACCAGCTAAACCACTAGCTGCATTTGTATGTGCATAGGTATGTGAATCAGAAACTGCACCTGTCCGTAATGCTGTTAAAACAACATCTATTTTCGGTGAATCTGGTGTAGTAACAGTAGCAGTATGAGTTGTACCACCTTTAGTAATACTAACAGTATAGTCTGTATTAGGTGTGATAGCTTTAATTCTAGCACTACCAACTCTATTAGCGTTAAAGGTTGGATCTGCTTGAGCTGTAATTGCAACTGTTTTATTGGTGATAATAGTAGTATCTTGTACAGTTAAGACATCATAATGGTTAGCTGTAGTACCTGTAAGATAACTAGTACCATTGTTCGTAACTGTAGCAGCTACTCCAGTAGTTACATTCCAAATATTAATAGCTGTACCTTTGATACAACCTATATATTTTTCATCTCCATCCCTATGGATGTAAAACCATTTCGCATTGGTTAAAGTGTTTTCATTACCAAGACCTTTAATGAATTTAAACCCAGGTCGTTTGATAAGACCAAAGGTAGGATCAGGATAACCATTGATACATTCAGATAATTGTCCAGGTAATTTTTTAGTATCAGGTTGTTTAGATACACCACCTAAATAATTTGGAATTGTTTGTGTGACATTTGGCATTATCTTTGTAAAGCATGGTATGGTTTGTAGCTGTTGTAATAGTTACCACCTTTGGGGTGACCAAAGAAAGTGAATTGGCCCTGATTACATTCGTATTCTAAAGCTATAGTTCTACATTCTATCTCTTTTGCTTTTAACTGTTGGTATAAAGCATTATCCCCTACAATTCTACTTGAAGTTATAGCGGCAGCTCTAGCAGTTATATAATCTTTCATAGGTATTGGTAGATCTGTCCAATCAAAATACCATACTACATTAAATTTATATTCTGAATTTGTAAATTCAAAGGTATGATTCTGTCTATCATATACCATTGATTTTTCAGGTGTTGCATCTGATATACTTCCTATTACATCTGCACTGGTAGTTGCATCTGATGCTGCTATAGTTACATTATCACCAATCAAATAACTAGATCCTCCTGCAGCAACTGTAATAGCTGTTACTACATTACCTTCTATTGTAAGGTTAGCACGGAATCCTGTGCCTGATCCATTAGTTGTAGTAGCAACATTAAAGATAGTACCGTTGGTACCACTTCCTGTACCGTTTTGTAGTACAGTCAGCTTTGTAGGTATTCTAGTATATTTACCAGCTCTACGAATGACGTCTATCTTCTTTGTAGCGTTGGTTACATTTCTTAAATCATCTTCTGTTAAATCCATCTGTAAAACATTAGGAGGATAAATAATATGATTATCATTATCAGGTGTAAATGGATAATCGTATTCTTTATTAAATGTCCAGCCTTCTGCTTGAACCTCTTGAGATACCTGGATTAAAGTATCATATGCAATCGCAACGTCTGGGTTGGTTTGATCAAGAGTTGTTACAGGTGCCTGACCAACCGACGCTAAGATCTGATTGACTGCAGGTAATTCTGTTGTAGCGTTAGTGGTAGGTAAAGCCATGTTAAATAATATGAATAAAAAAAAGGGAGTCCGAAGACCCCCTTATATAAATTAGAATGCAGCGTTTCCTGATGAACCTACTGCAGCACCTGCGATCAATTCGACGCAAGCTGCAGGGTTAACAAAGTCAGCACCCATTGCTAAACGACCAAGGATAACGTCACCCTGATAAATCACGGATACGTCACCAGAGGTGATTTGTACGGAAGGTCCAATTGCTTCTACACAACCAGCTCCTTCTCTTTGGAAGATGAGTCCACAAGAGTTAGCGAATTCTGTTTCTTCACCATACTCGTTGTTGATTCCTGTTACGTCAGTAGCTGCATCTTCAACAGCGGCTGAAACGAATGAACCAGAGTTACCAGGATCAGTTACGCCAGGGTTAGTAGCGGAAGCTGAACCATACTTAGTACCATACTGACTAAAGAATGGTATGTTCATAGATTTGTAGATCTTAATACCAGCGATCTCAACAATGCCATTACCTGTTTGACGGGCTGTACCTTGTTGGTCACGGTTTATAAGACCATTATCTCCTACTTGTTGTATTAACTCATAGTACTGTCTAGGGTTAAGAACACCTACACGTCCCTCAGAACTAACACCTTTCTCATCTAATGCAGCTGCTGCATCATAGAAAGCGTTTACAAGTGAAGCTGGTACATAAGCATCTGATGCTTGGTTATTAGTACCTACACGGATTTGTGTACCACCTGGCTCTACAAAGTTAGCCTTTGTGATTGGGTGTGCAGCACGAGCACCACGTGTGATAGCTCTAAAGATTAAACGGTCATATTTCTCAGCTAGAGCATAACCAATCTTACGAGATATTTCTGATCTCAAATCATAATGAGCCAGAGTTTCATCTAGGTTATAAACGAATGCACTAGAGATAAGTAGATCATCAACTGTGATGGTCTTCTCAGCTACTGGAGGTGCACCATCAGAGTTACCTAGTATGCTGTTACCTGGAGTATGGTACTCAGCAGTTGTGCGACCTGTGTAGATGAACTGTAAAGATTTACCGTTCGTCAAGGTACGCTTCATAACGAGGTCACGAGCTATCGCATTGTGTTGGAAGCCTTTAAACATCTCTCCTGAGAAGAGCTTGAGGTAAAGGGCTCTTGCATCACCTGTCGAGTTCGATTGACCAGGCCGCGTCAGATCAGCGAGCGGCTCATTAGCATTTTGATGTGCCATTTTTTATATATTTAAAAATTACTAAAGGTATAAATCATCATCGTGCACAAATTAAATTAATCATTTTGTGGTCTTTCCCACCGTCTAGACGGCTAATGGGTATCCGCGTACGGGCCAAAAGCCAAAAGCGAGTGAGGGGAATCGAACCCCTGTTAAGTTAGATTGGAAATCTACTTTCTGCCATCGACACTCGCGAGGTGGC